CCTGCAGTGTGGCATGCGCGGAATGGCTGCTGATATAATCCGACGCTTCGGGGCGTAGCGCAGCCTGGTAGCGCACTTGCATGGGGTGCAAGGGGTCGCGAGTTCGAATCCCGCCGTCCCGACCAATGAAATCAACGGGTTAGCCGCAACAGCAGCTAACCCGTTTCTCTTTTCTCAGGCTACGGGGTAAACGGTGGGGTAAACGAGGGAAGGTCGCCGGCCGCGCGCAGGTGGAATGATCCCGCGCCGCCGGCTCTCGGGGTTGTCGCCCACTCGCCGAGTAACAGCAGCCGTTCGGACGGGATCAAGGAACCGTCCACGGTGGCCGGCCGTTTTCAGACGAACCCAAGCACCTGGTCGATGCTGTCGATCCGCAATGCCTGCTCGGCAGCACTGAGCCGGCCGATCGCCATGATCGTGGCGACGATGCCGTCGATGCGCCCCGACGACTTCGACTTGTCGGGCTTTACGTTGCCGGCCGCGTCCTGCGTCGCCGACACGTTCGCCGCCATCCATCGCAGCACCGCGTTCCCGCCGTGCGCGAACTCTTTCGCCAGCAAGCGCCGCTCCAGCTCTTTCATGGGTCCGCTCATGCTGGCCATCCCCTGACCGAAGCCGACCATCTCGAAGCCGTCGCCGGTCAGTTGCGTGCTGATCTGCGTCGCGTTCCAGCGATCGACGGCGATTTCGCGGATGCGGTACTGCTCGGCCAGCTCGTTGATGCGCTTGCGGATCACGTCATAGTCGATCACGTCGCCCTCGGTGGCCTCGATCAGGCCCGCGCGTACCCAGGCGTCATACGGAACCCGATCGCGCTCCGAGCGCCGCTTGATGCCTTCGGCCGGCACCCAGAAGAATGGCCTGACGTACAGCCGGCCTTCCACCTCGAAGACCAGCGACAGCGCCGCGATGTCGGTCGTCGATGCCAGGTCCAGTCCGGCGAAGCACTCGCGGCCGTCCAGGTCCGGCAGCTCGCCCACGCACGCGTCCCAGGTGTCCAGACTGATCCAGCGCGATTCCTGCTCCGTCCACTGGTTCAGGTACAGCCGCCGGAAGGTGTTCTCGAAGCTCGGCAAGTGCTGCGCCTTCACGCACTCGTCAGCGAGGAATTCTTCCTTCACGCTCACGCCCAGGCCCGGATGCGCCTTCCTCCAGGTGGCCGGCTCTTTCCAGTCGTCGTCTTCGCCCACCTCGAAGATCACCGGCAGGAAGTGCGGGTCGTCGATCACGCCGTCGCGCACCTTGCAAGCGTGGTCGTACAGCTCGAAGCACAGCGAATGCCGGTCGTAGCCGGCCGTCGTGATCGCCACCGTGAGCGGTTGCCGGCGAGCGCCGACACTGGTCGTCAGCACGTCCCACAGCTCGCGGTTCGGCTGCGCATGAACCTCGTCGAAGATGATCCCGTGTGCCGACAGTCCGTGCTTCGTGTACGCGTCCGACGACAGCACCTTGTAGCTGCTCGCCGTCTGGTTGACGACGATCGCCCGCTTGAACGCCTCGGCGCGCTTGGCCAGCATCGGCGACGCCGCGACCATCTGCTTGGCCATCTCGAAGACGATGCCGGCCTGCTCGCGGTCCGCAGCGGCCGAGTAGATTTCCGCTCCCGGCTCGCCATCGGCAAAGAGCAGGTACAGGCCGATCCCGGCCGCAAGCGTGCTCTTGCCGGCCTTCCTCGGGATCATGATGAACGCGGTCCGGTAGCGCCTGGTTCCGTCCGGCCGCTTCCATCCGAACAGCGGCCGGATGATCCGGTCGGCCTGCCAGTCGGAGAGCGCCAGCGGCTGCCCGGCCCACTCGCCTTTGGTATGCGTCAGGCAGTCGGCGAAGAACGACACCGCGCGCTCGGCGGCGGCCTCGTCGTACCAGTAGCCCTGGGGCGCCCCAGAATCGCCGCCACGGCGTTTCTTGCGCTCACGCGGCGCCGAAGTACTTCGATTCCTTTTCATCGCCTGCCGGCTTGTCTGCGACGATCCGCGAGCGCGCCGAAGGCGTCATGCCCATCTCGCCCAGCATCTGCCGAAGCTGGCCAATCAGCCCAACGTTGATCTTGCCGGCCCGCACCGCCGCGAGATGGGCGGCGTAGCCTTCGCAGAACAGCGTGAGCAGCTCGCGGTCCGACTGCTTGAGCACGCCGCACCTGGCCAGCATCGGCGCGATGCGGTTCCACTGCGGCACCGCCTCAGCCGACAGCTCGGGTGGCGGGGTCAGGTCGAGCGCACCAGGGTCCGGCTCGCGGTCGTTCAAGGGTCGCTTGCCGGGGTTGCCGGCCAGCAGCTTGAGCGCGGTCGGCTTGCTCGGACGGCCGGTCATCATGTTACTGACCTGCCGGTAAGTTTCGCGGGCGCGTCCGCGAGGCTAGGCGCGCGGTCTAGCGCCGCCGGTTGCTGGCGATTTTTGTTCCATGCGTGCTTGGGGTCGAGCGGCGTCCCGTTCACGTCGCAGCCGAAGACCGCAGCGCTGCCGCTGCGCTCGCGCATCGTCTTCGTGCTGTGGCACGAGTGACAGAGCGATTGCAGGTTACTGCGCAGGTTGTTCGCCGGGTTGCCATCGGCGTGGTCAACGTCGGTGGCGATCGTCACCCGGCCAAGCTCGAAGCAGTGCGCACAAAGCGGACGCTCGGCGAGCACCAGTGCGCGCAGCCGCTGCCACTTCGCCGTATTTAGCGCGATCGTCCTGCGCGGGTCCGCGTCGCGGCCGGTCGGCTTCGCTCGCTTCGGCAGATGAAGCGTCGGCCTGTGGGTCTTGATCGCGTTCGGCATCAGGCGGCCTGCCGAGCAGGAAGGTTTTCGAGCCGGCGCACTTCATCCACTCCGAGCCATCCATCGGCAATGCCTCGCTCGTAGAACTGCGCGCGGTTCAGGCTGTCGCCGCGCAGCAGCCCTTCGACGCTGTGCTCTGCGAAGTAGGTCCGCCGGCCGGCGTCGGTCAGCAGTTGACGGCTGATCGCCTGTTCCCACATGGCCAGGTGCCGGCGCAGGGTCAGCGTCACGAACTGGCGCGCCATCTCGACGCTGTTGCTGTAGTTGCCGTGCCTCAGGTCGCCGATCACGGTCGGCGGAACGCGGAACAGGCGCGCGACTTCCTCGACGCTGAACTGCCGCGCCGCGATCCATTCGGCGTCTTCGAGCGTCATGCTCACCGGCTTGAACTCGACGCCCGCGCCGAGCACCGCCGTCTTGCCGGCGTTCGACGGGTCGGCGTAGCGCTGCGTCCATGTTTCCCGCAGTCGCTGTAGCTGCTCGTCCGTCAGGTGGCCGGCCGACTGAAGGATGCCGGATAGCTTCGTCCCGTTGCGGAACGTGCTGACGCCGTGGTCGCGTTCGGACAGCGCCAGCTCCAGTACTTCGCGCGCGGCCTGGATCGGCGAGATGCCGACCTTGCCGTCTTCCGATCGGTGCCGCAGGTGGAAGACTTCTTCCTGAACCAGTCGGCGCACGCGACCCTTGCCGTCGATCACGTCATAGCCGAGCCGACCAGTGTCGTGCTCGATCACGGTTACACGATCGTTGTGGAGCGGCACCAGCTCGCGCGCCTGACCATCCCATCCGAAGCGAATCTCGGCGAAGGCGTTCCCGCGCAACAGCACCGCCGCCTGCATCTGCTCGCGGAACTCCAGCGCCGATTGCTGCGCGTTCGGCGCATCGTGAAGAACCCGGTACAGCGGATGATCGGTGGCGCGCTCGCGGTCGTCATACGGTGCGCGCCGGTAGAGCACCAGCGGCAAGGATGCGATCGTCTCGGAGATTGCCGCCACGCACGCGTACACGGCCGAGATGGACTCGGCGCGCTTCGGCGTGACTGCGCCGCCGCTGCGGGTCGCCAGACCCGCCTTCCTTGAGCGAGCGCCGCTCGAACAGTCGGCGGAAGATGTTCATCGGCAGGTATCCAGCCACAGCACGCGCGGGTCGGCCTCTTCCCAGAAAGACTTGCGGTTGCGCACGTTCACCTCGGTCTGCTGGTAGGCCGGCCACGATTGGACGACGGAGATTTCGTGAAGCTCCACGCTGCGAAGCTCCCGAAGGTCGCCAGTCCAGTGATCGTCCGTCGCCACGAACCCGAACGACATGCCGCCCAGGTCGCCGCGTTCGGCCAGTGCCAGCAAGTCAGCAGCGGCCCGTGTGTCAGGTAGAGCCAGATCGAAGGCAAGTCCATCGGCGTCTTCCTTGAGCGTCAACGTGCCCGAGCGCGTGCGCCCGAGCAGGGATCGCGGGTCGTGATCGACCAGCGCGAGGATGTCGCGCTCGCCGGCCAGCGACTGCGCGAAGGCTCCCGCCCGAATCACCTCGCGGAATCCGCCGATCCGCGCCTCAACGCCGAAGCGTGCGGCGTAGCCGACAAGGTGCCGGCCCTTCGCCGATACCGCGCCTGCCGCGCCGCGTCGCTCGATGGTCATCAGATCGTGATGTCGTCGGCGACTACGAAGGCGTCGGCGTGCCGGACAGCGACATCGACGGTGCTCATCGCGCGCACCTGGACGCTGCCCTTGCTGAAGGCGGTCGTCTCGTAGGGGTTGGCGAGGATGTCGATTTCGCTCCAGATGCCGAGCAGCACTTGCGACCAGTCGCCCGCGATCAGCCGGCCGGTGTTCGGCGCGCCAGTCTTCTCGGGAACCTGATTGCTGAAGTAGGCCGGCAGGTCGCCGATGCGGCCGTTCTCGTAGATGTACCCGGCGATGCCGGTGGCCTTGAGCGTGCCGGCGACCTTCGCCTTGACCTTCATGCTGGCAACGATGTTCGCGGCCGGCGCGTTCACGATGTCCAGTTTCTGGAGCAGCGCCAGCACGTTGGCCCACGAGAGCGTTGCGAGGCTCGAAGTCTGCGGCGTCGAACTGAGCACGCCATCGGGTTCGTTCGCGCCGCCGCCGAGGATCGTCGCACTGTCGATCGCCTGCGCCAGAATCGCGGCCAGGTCGTCACGGACCAGTTGTTCGATGTCCGGCGACGATTGCTGGATCAGTTGCCGCGACAGCTCGGTCAGGCCGCCCGCGTGCTTCGGCGCGAGCGTCACGGAATCGAACGCCATGTCCGAAGGCGTCAGCGCCGCATTCTCGGCGACCCATCCGGCCGTCAGGCTCGTTTGGTGCTTCGGGATGCTCAGGTTGCCGCTCAGGCCCGCGAGCACTCGCACGCCCAGCCGGCGCGTGAGCAGCGCATTGCGCAGCGGTCCGATGTACTGGTCCGGCCGGTGGTCGGTCGGAACGACTTCCGGTGCGCCGCTCGTCGTGCTGACCCGCTGCTCGATCGCGGCCATCGGCACGAAGACGCCTTGCGCCTTGCGGCCGGTGCGGCGTTCGGCTTCGCTGTGGTACTCGCGCGCCGCGCCGTCGAGCGATCGGCCTTCCATCTGCGCGCGGATCACGTCCACGACGCTGACCCGGCTTTGCAGGTCGCTGAAGGATCGGTCGCCGCCGCCGGCCGGCGTGCCCATCATCCTGCGCTCGGCTTCCACGAGGAACGAGGCTCGCGCTTCGTCGGCCTCGCACTTCTCGATCGACGCCTTGAGCGCGTCGAACTTCGTCTGTTCGTCGGCCGTCAGCGAGCGTTTCTCGCCTTCGGCTTTGGCGAGAAGGCCACGCATCTCGGCGACGTGGCCGGCGCGCTGCTCGCGGATAGCTTGAAGATTCATCGTGTCGTTCCCCAGGGATAACGGTTCCCGGATAGCACAGGGAAACGCACTCGGGAACGGGTCGATGATCGAAAGATCGTCGGCGAACTGGCGCGGACGAACAGTGCGTCCGATGGCTCGCTGTGGCGCAACGAAAAGCCGTCCGATGCCGGCCTTCTCGGCGAGTATTTTGTTGACGCGAGCGGCGTCCTCGACGGGGTGTCGCCCGTGGGCCACACCCCGGTTCGTGCGCTCCGCGCGCGCGAGGGTCAAGCTCTGTCACGCGTGCTCACGCGTCACAGCCGCGTCAGTGCGTCGCCCGATCCTCGAAGACTACTGCCGACGCAGTGTGGAATTCGCCCGCGCGATCGACCAGCAGGATGGCAATCTGCGGCTCCCGGCCAGGCCCGCCCGCGATGAACCGCAGTCCCGGCCGGCACCCCTGCTCGTCGAGCACGATGCGCAGGTTCTCGCGCTGCTCAGTGTTCAGTTGCGCAGCCCAGGCAGCCCAGACGCGACCGATCGCGTCGGCTGCGTCGCACAGTGCTTGTTGAACGTCGTGCGTGTCGCTCATGTCGTTCTCCGATGCGCCCGCCGGGTCTTCCATGTTGGCGAGCCGTTGAAAAGAAAGTGCGCACAGATGGTTATCTAGATAGGTGTCCCGTGGCGGAACGATCGGACCCCCAAAAACAGGGGGGTTTGTTCCGTGGCGGAACAAAGTGCCTGTTTTTCACGCGGCGAGCGCCGAACTTCGTTCCGTGGCGGAACGTTTGGGAGGGACTTCGTTCCGTGGCGGGACTACCCTTTTCGTTTTTCGCGCCCGCCGCCAGCGTGCCGGCTCGGCCTCCGACGGCTCCCCGGCAAGCGTTCCGTCCCCGGTCCAGTCCGTCAGTGCGTAGCTGCCCGGACCCACGTCGATCTTGTTTGGATCGCAGTCGAGCGGGTACAGCGTCACGGCGAACAGACTGCAATCGAGCCGGGAGCCCTGCCGGGTCTTCACAAGCAAACCGCAGTCGATCAGCTCGCCGACCGCTGCGACCAGCGTCGCGCTGCTCGGCCAGCCGCGCGCCCGCAGCAGCTTCGGTGCCAGGCTGATGTCTCCGTTCCGGCTCGCGTTCGGCCCAAGCATCGACAACACGTCGATCAGCAGCTTCGCGCCGTGCGGCGACAGCTCGGCAGCGGCGCGGCTGCGCAGGAAGGCCAGCGACAACGGAAGCCACGCACCGGAGACCGCGACACCGTGCTTCTTTCGATTGCGGCCCATTCATCGTGCCCCCCGGCGATTCCAGGCGGCGACGGCCAGCTCTTCGGACGGCTGCTCCTTCGTCGTGGCCCCGCAATTGAAGTTGTCGCAGCGCACGCGCGAGTGAAACGGTTTCCCGTATACGGACCGCAGCGCCGCCGGCCCGCCGCAGTGCGGACACGGCTTCAGGTCGCGCCGTGGCGCGTTGGAAGGGTTCGGCATGGCTTTACCCCTTCAGCGCGTCTTGCGCGGCCTGTAGCGCCTCTATGACGGCTGCAATGGCATCCGGCCGCAGCGTGATCCCCGACTTGCCGGGTCGGATCACGCCGTCGCGGTCGATGTACCAGACGCGAACGTCGCAGTACTCGCGGCCCTTGAACTCGCTGATGGCCACGCGAAGACATTCCTTCGGACCGCGCGGCAGCTCTAGCAGGATGTCGGGTTCACGCATGGCGACCTCCGGCGTAGCTGTAGCGCTTCACCCGAGCCGACTTGCCAAACCGAGTCGGGACTTCCTCCCAGCGATCGAGGATGTTGTAACCCTCGGACCGCAGCGCCGCGACCGTCGAGTGCAAGCAGTGATCGCCGATCCGCTCGGCCTCGAAGCGGTTCAGGCTGCGGATGCGCAGCTCGGCCAGGATGCGAGCGATCTTGGTATCATGGCCGTGCTGTGTAGTTTCCTGAGCCGTCGCGCGATGCCAGTCGCCGACGGCTTCTTTCATGGTGCGGTCGTTCATGGCGCACCTCACAGCACCACGAAGCCACCGTCATGCGGCGTGCTCTCGCGCTCGCACTGTTCGAGCCAGCGAACCCCGGTTTCGTGGCGGATCAGCGTCTTGCGACCGATCTTTACGATCGGCAGCCGACCTTCCTTGATTTCCTGGTAGACCTTCGTCTTGCCAGTGTTGAACTCCTCGCAGAACTGCGGGATGGTGTAGACGGTTCGTTGCATTGCGGTTCACCTCTTTCCGTAGTGCGCCGCCCTCGGCGCGTACGGTCAGAATCGGTGAACCGAATGCCGATGTATTCCCGCGAAGTTTTGGAATTTCGCGGGATTTACCGCTTGCCGCCGGCCTTCTTCTTGTGCTCCGCAGCCGATGGAAGACCCCGATCGACTGCGCTGTAGTACAGCTCTTCGGCCTGCGACGCGCCGATGCCGAATTCCTCGCCGACCACCTCGAACAGCCCCTTGTCGATCGGCGTGCTCGGGTCGCGCTTTACCCGATCCAGTACCGCGAGCCCAACAGCAAAGCGCAACTCGCGGCGTTTTCGCAGCGCGTTGATGTGTGACCCCTTCGGGAACGGTTGCCCGAATGCCTCGTCCCAGCTCTTGACGCGGCAATTCAGTACCTGGTCATAGCTGCGGATGTACGCGCTTGCGACCCATTCCGGCATCGGCAAACCGCAGCGCGCACACTCTCTGACCGCTGCCAGCAGCGCGACCCGATCCCCTGACGCGAACTTCGCTCGTTCCTCTTCCAGAAACAGCCGGCCGAACAGTTGCGAAACCGGCAGCGTCGGGTCGCCGCGCTGGCGCGTCGGGTCTGCATGCAGGATCGCCGCTTCCTCGGCCGCAGCGGCTTCGTACGCGGCCCGGAACTCTTCGGGGTTCATGCCGCACCCCGCGCCGGCAGAATCACCACGTTGTCGGCAAGGATCGCGTCGATTCGGTCGCCGAGCAGTCGCCAAGCTTCGCGCTTCTCTTCGGCGTAATCGTGATGGAGATAGTGCCGGCGCACTCGACTCCCCTTCATGACGTGGTTCTGGCAGCGGTCGATAACCTCAGGCGAGATGCGAAGCGCCTGCATCCATGTAGCTGCGGTCCTGCGCATATCGTGCGGTACCCAATCGCCGTTTGCGCCGCCCGCGAGTACCAAGGTGTTGTTGTGCTGTCGGTTCTTCAGCGGCTTTCGATTCTTGAATCGCTCCTGCCGGTCGCCGATCTGCTTGCTGACACTTTTTACGCAGACGTGGCCTTTTCCATCGCGCGCCGGGAAGCACCACTTCGATTTCTTCGTCATGGCATGAAGCGCGCGGAACTGGCGCAGCGCGAAGTCGGAGAGAAAGACCAGATGATCCTGCTTCTTGCCGCGCGCGCCCTTGACGTTCTCCTTCGGAATGAACCACTCGCCGCGATCGAGGTTGACGTGTCGCCATTCGGACATCAGCAGTTCGCCAATCCGGCAGGCAGTCGATAGGCTGATCCAGAGCGCAAGCTGCGTTTCCGTGCGCAACGGCCTGATGGCGTCGTACTTGTTCTTTGCAGCGGCGTATGCGGCTTCCATGCGCGTGAAGATGTCGCGCAGCTCGCGGACCTCGGCGTCCGACAAGACCCGCTCGCGCTCGCCGGATAGGTCAAATTCGGGCGACACGATCTTCTCGATTTCGACCAGCAAGGCGGGGTTGCCCTGGGGCATCAGCCCGCGCCACGGTTGCCGGCGTTCGGCCCATCCGAACATCTGCGTAATGTCGTTGCGCGCGCGCACAGCCGTTCGATTGACGCCGCGCGCGACGATGGCACGAAGCACCCCGCGCAGATCGTGTTCAGTGACTTCCCGGACGGGCTTCGCGCCGAGCGCCGGCAGCACGTCCTTGGCGAACAGGCGGCGTATCTCAGCGTTGCCATCCTTGCGCGCTACGCCGTCGGTCACCCAAGCGTCGAACATGTCCTGAACCGTGAGGTTCTCGGCGCGCTCGCGCTCGGCCTGTGCGATGACGGCCTCGACCTTCGCCTGATTCTCGATCCGCTCGGCCTTCTTCTGATCGTTCGGGTTCACGCCCGCGCCGATCTGTTTCCGCGCATCATCTCGATTGGCGCGGATCGCTTCCATCGTCGCCTTGGGCCACGTCCCGCACTGATGCCATGCGATCTTGCCCAGCCACTTGAAGGCGTACTTCCACCTGATCGAGATGTCGCCATCGGCAGCGACGCGCACTTCGCCGCTTAGTCCGCCGCCGTCGCTCAGTGTGTCACCTGCCCATTCGGCAGTGATCGCACGCAGTTCGAGTGTGGTCCACTTCCTACCCCTTCCATTTTTCGGATAGCGCGTCATGTTTCCTCCGAGGGGTAAACCGAGGGGTAAACTAAAAACCGGCTCGCAGTGTATCCTGACGGAAGCTGACGGACAAGCGCGGAATCTAAGGCGTTGATTACAAAGAAAAACGAGTGCGGCTGACTCTCGTGTTACCGCAATGGGGTGCAAGGGGTAGCGAGTTCGAATCCCGCCGCCCCGACCAGTCGAATCGAAGGGTCGGCTCCCGCAAGGGGCCGACCCTTCGTACTTCGTGCGCCCCGCGGGGGCGTACTGCTGCGGGTTACGCAGGCTGCAACCGGTGCGCCGGCGCGAGGAAAT